TAGGACACTTGGTTCTCGCAGGCGGTGTCGTAGGCCACGTCAGCATCGGAGATGTACTCAATGTGGCGAATCACGCCGTTGAACACGTCTGCCATGTCCACATCGGCCTTGTCGTCAGCCGGGATCACCTTGATGCCGGGACGGTTCATGCGCTGCTCGTTCGTCACTTGGTGAACGTGCTGCGGCAGCTTGTTGATGGTTAGGCAGGGGCGGGCGTTGATCGTTTGGCCCTGCAAAGAGCCACGGGTCTGGAGCACATCAGCGGGCCACTGCCACTGGTTGTCTGGAGAGCCAGCGTAGAACCGCAAATCGTCGAGTTCGTCTTCCCGAGTCTCGGAAAACGCAGTCATCGCTGTGTTCAAACGTGAACGGGCAACGGTCAGAATTTCCTCGGAACCGCCTTTTGACGAGTTTGGTCCGTTTTTTGCCACATTTGCTGCGGCTACGATTCCGGTGGTGTCTTTCATGCGTCAAATACTCCGAGGGTGTGTGATTCCCTCATGACCAGAAGGTTGTCACCCTCGTATTTTAGGTCTTGGCCGATGGAATCACCAAATAGCACTTTGTCGCCGACTTTCACGTCCTTGGCTTCAGGCCCAACGGAGATTACCACACCCGTGCCAGTTTGTTTCTGTCTCAAAAGGATAAACAACTCGTGTTTTTCCATGTCTGGACGCACGATCAGGCAGTCTTGCAGGGCTTGGAGGCTCATTTTTTGGTCTTCATTGTTGGTTTTTTGGCAGCTTCACGTTTGACGGCATACGCGATTGCCACACTTTGGGCTACGGGTTTACCCGCAGACACTTCGGCCTTGACGTTCTTGCGAAATGCCTCTTTTGAGGGTGACTTGACGAGTGGCATCACTTGGCCTTTTTAGCAGGTTTTGCAGTCTTGGCCGACTCCTTAAAGTCCTTGGCCGTAGGTGCACCGGCAGCGCCGGGTTTGCGCATCTTCTCGCCAGAGCCAGCAGCGATACGCTCGCGCTTGGCGTTGATGTTTGCATAGAGTCCGGGTTTTGTAGCCATGATCAGCACTTCCATCTTTTAAGTGATGCCTTGGCCCGTTCTGCTGGACCTTTGGCGTTTTTGACAACCCCTTCCATGCGGGCACAGAACGAATCTTTACGGCCCTGGTCGGCCTTTGTCTTGGGGCTGGGCGCTGGCGCTTTGAGATTGCTGCCAGTAGCTGCGTTGTACTTTGCACGGCCCTTCTCTGTCAAGCCCGCGCCCTTGGATGCAGGCAGCTTCTCGCCACGACCGACAGAGAGGGAAACACTTTTCTTGGTAGCCATCACGAACCCATCCATGAATTTGTGGCAGCACCGTTTTGAGCGTTGCGCCTAGTGAGTGGTTGCTCAGTGTACTCTCTGTGAGCCACAGGGAACGCGAAAGTCACGCAAATGGCGTCAGCAGCATCGGGTGACGCCAAGCCACGGGCTTTCATGTCCTTCTTGCTCTCCAGAAAAATCGTACCTCTTGAATCAGGCTTGATCATAGGCGAAACCAGATCAGTCTTCAAGAACCTGTCCTTTGGAATGCTGGCAGATCTCAGCCAATCTTTCATCTTGCCCCACATCTCAGCACGCTTATTGCCGTACATGATGGGGTTCGCACTCTTGTTGCCAAAGTTGACACCCTTGATCTTGTACCGCTGCTCTTTCAGCCGGTCAACAATGCCAGCGCCAAGACCTCCCTCATCAATCACCACCAGGGCAGGCTTGAACTCCTCAATGGCCTCAATGATGTGTCCCACCACCGTCATGGTGTCATCCCCTCGATGCCGGTCAATGCGCACAATGTCACGGCCCTGCCTGATGGCAATCACCGTGGCATCTGCTCCAAACCTAGCTGGGTCAACTCCAATGATGATCGGCGCTGTCTGGTCCTTGTACTTAGACCTGCCCATCGCTTCATCCACAATGTTTGACGGAATGAACTGGTCGTCACCAGCGTTCGGGAACTGCCCGTAAACCTCGACGTGAGCCTGGCTGCTGTCTGGTCCATACTCGTCAATGATGTTCTGGTACACAGCCTTGTCAGTGCCTTCCACCGTCCGGGCATCCACCACCTTGGTGTTCCAGAAATCCCTCTTGCTGTGAAAGGTTTCGTAGAAGTACCCCGTGTTTCGCCGTGGGTTGGAAAAAGCCAGCCACAAGCGATTAGGTGTGTTTTCGGTAAAGAATCCAGCAGTCACTGCCCAGATGCTGTCCTCAATACCGGATGCTTCGTCGAAGATCACCATCACACCATCAAAGTTGTGAACTCCAGCATAGGCATCTGGGTTTTCGGCTGACCACAGCCTGCCCTCAACAGCCCAATAGCGTGTGCCTTTTTTCAGGTCTTTTTCCACCAGCTCAGTGAGCCAGTTGGCAGGGGTGATCTTGGTCGCCGCAACTTCAAACCAGTGGCTGTTAATGCTCATCGCCAACCACTTGGTGATCTCGGCCCATGTCACCGCACGAAGCTGCGACTCTGAGTTGGCCGAAATGATGGTGGTCGAGCCAATCCTGGTGGACAGCATCCAGATGGTGAGCCACGACACCAGTGCAGACTTGCCAATACCACGGCCAGAAGACACAGCATTGCGCAGTGTCTCAAAGTCTATGCGGCCACCCTGGCGCTTGATGTGCTCAGTGATCTCACGCAGCACCTCCCTCTGCCACTTCCTTGGCCCCTTGAAGTTCGCCAGTGGCGTGTTCTCTTGGCCCCAAGGAAAAGCAAACAGCACAAAGGCTTCGGGGTCATCGGCAATCGCCGGTGTCCACAGCGTTGCCATTAACTCCTGTTCGTCTTCGGGCTTGTAGATGGTGGTTTGCATTTATCTAGCGTTTTGATAGAATGGAGCCATGATTCTATCTCCAATTGTCAACACCGACATCAAGATGCCAAAGCAAATGCTTGACGCACTTGGCTTGCATGAAACCAGGTGCGTTGTCACCGGCGTAAGCGTTGTCACCGAAGAATCGGTGCGGGCATTCCTGTCTGCTCGGTACGGTGAAAAATTCGCCAGCAAATTTAACCCCAAATTCCTGTTCAGTATCCCAGGCGCTTGAGCAACTGGTTGGTGATGACTCCCGCGTAAGGGTGCATTTGCATCGCCCTTAAATCTGATGCCCTCGGATTTTTTGGGTCCGGTATGCCACGGCCTTGAACCACTTGCGGCAACAACTCAAACACATTGACATCTTCAGCCAAGGTGCCAATGCCCTGACCCGGCACCCCACCTGGGTACGCCGGATGCGTCGATCTCAACAACGGGCTTCCAGCAAAGATCTCACCCACGTTCATCACACCACCCTCTTGCGCAGCCAATTGCGCAGGGTCAGACACGGCCAACCTTGCGCCACCAATGTTCAGACCTCCAGTATTGCGGAAATTGGTGTCCATCATATTTTTCACGGCCTTGCGCACCTTGTCTGGCGCATCGCGGAACTGCTGCACACTGGCCGGATCTGACACACCAGACCAATCAGGAATCATCTTCTTGATCGACTTGTCTAGGCTTCTCTTTTGAATTTTCCCCATCGCGCTGTCAGCATACGCCAACATCGTCTCACCCGTCATTTGCGCAAAATCACCACCAGTTGGCGCCATGCGATACGGCAAATACAAAGGATTCTGACCCGTTGCGCTCTTGACCTCTTCCGCATACTTCATCAAAGCCTTGGCCGGCCCTTGTCCAGATGCCCACACCTGACCAGGATTGCTGAACATGTAGTCCTGACCGCCACGCAACTCCACCGGCCTGTTAAACCGCACATCATTGATGCCCACCAACTTACCACCAGCAGCCGTCCTGTCAGCCATGCTCGTGATAAACGGCCTGCCCTCAAAATCAGCCAGTGAAACAGCCGGTGCATTCGCCGCACCAGGATTCAACTGAATGTCCCGAGTCATGCCACGCAAACGCTCTTGCTCCAACACCCTCGGGTCATACCTCGGGTCAAATGCACCAAACCCACTGCGGCCAGATGGCGGCACAGCAAAGTTCACAGGCGATGGCGCAAACGCAGCCGGCACGCCAGGTATCGTTGACTGCCCAGACATCATGCGTGCAGCCAACTCCTCGCCAGCCATACGGCCACCAGCCATCGCAGCCCTGCGTGCCTGCCTTGCCGCCTCCAGCGTCGCCATCGTCACCGGTTGCGCCAGTGGTGCTACGGCCATTGCCGCCTCAATTGCCTCTGGCCTGATCTGGGTGGTCATCCCTCTGCCAGTGGTCAGTGGCTCACCATAGGACAGCCGGTCCAGCGTCTGACTCACCGCTGGCAGTGACAAGAACTGCGCCATGCCCTGCATCTGCTGCGTGCGCTGCGGTGCGTAAGACGCAGCCGCCAAATCAGCCAAGTACCCAAGCACCTGGTTGCGCGGGGTCGCACTCATGGTGTCTTGGTACGCCAGCCTGTTGGCTGGACGCTGGGCTAAAGCGTTTTGGTAGATCGGCATGGGGGGGATGTTAATTGATTTTTAAAAAAACAAAAAATTAAAAAATGTTCGTGGGGGTACCGTCACCGTGACCCTTCGCCGCCGGCCCTCCCCCCCCCGCCCTTGCCGGCGGGACGGCCAGCCACGGGTTGTCCACAGGGTTTTTGCGCGGGTTATCCACACCAGCCTGTGGATAACTAGGAATGTAGGCAGTCGGTGTTAATTTTTCTGTGGATAACTTGGCATCGACTTTACATAATGGACGTTGTATGAAGTAGACGTACGTTTTTGTCAGGGTTAACCCTGATGCGTAGCCGGTTGGGCGCGTGTGCGTAACTGTACAAAATCTATGCGTAAAGCGCATAACCCTGCCCCTAACAACACCTAATCCAGCCAAACCCCAACCGATTACCTCACCAAATGTCACGAATCGACAGCCTTACTCTCCACATCCACAACATTGCTTTCATCCTTGAGAACACGCTGCTTTGCTTCTTTGAGCGCATCCATGACGCTAATGCGGGTGTCGGTCACGGCAACGTCGATGCGATCACCATATCGTTTGGCGTACAGCTTTGACGCTACCCACTTGCGTGCGTCCACTTGCATACGTTTTTGCTGAACCCAAGCAGACGCCATTGGTCCTTCCAAGTGTGCTGGCATCTCTTCATCGGACAACTCGATGATCTCTTCAGCCAGTCGATCAGCACGGCTTTCGGTTGCTCGTTCGTACATGGCGCGGAACTCTGGATTGTTCCGAATCATGAGCATGGCGCATTGGTAGCTGGGCATACCAGGCTGCTTGAGGGTGCTGGTGATGCTTTTACCAGTTGAGATCTGTTTGCATATCTCAGCCCAGATTGGGTGCTCAATCGGATACAGCATTGGCCTGCCTGGACGATTCTTCACTGTCATTTCTGACGCCAAGTTTTCAGTCACTTGTAGACTCCTAAAAAATAAGGGTACTCACACCGGTGCGGTGCTTTCCCCGAAAGTGCGGCAACTGCATTTGCACACGCCATCATGCTATCACCTCAATCTCAACCTTGTAAGTCTTAACCGTACCCGGTCGCTGCCTATACTGCCATTCAACCAACTGGCTGCCATCATCAATGCCAAGCCAGTCAGCCACCCCATCACGCACAGCCTTAAATCCAGATTGCAGATTATCCCCATCCAAAGCCCTAGGAGCCACTCTGGTGAGCACAATCGTGCAAGGTGGGGCCGGAGGTGCAGCAACACTTGCCAGCGCGTTAAACGCCTTCTGGCGCTGACTCTTCACCAACTTCGCCTTCACTGCCCAGTGCATCCTCATGTTCGCCATGCTGACCACCTTCATGTCCATTTCAACTTCAATCATTCCAACCCCTTAAAAACCCAAATCCCATGTACCGAAGGTTCGACCCGACTTTGTGTACCGAACCGAAGGGGGTATATATACCCCTTCGGTACGTTTCGGTACAACGGGCAAGTCGGGCATCGGTACGTTTCGGTACGTTTCGGTACATCGGTACATGGTTTCGGTACACTTGGACTGTACCGAACGAACCGAAATCGGTACAGATCGGTACGGTTCGGTACATTTCACCCTCAAAATAATTGCCGTTTCGGTACATCGGTACATCAATTCTGGCTGTTTCTGGCATGGTCATTGCTTAAATTGCCTCAGAATTTGGTGCCTTCGGTACGGTTCGGTACACGTCATTGCGCACGTTGACCATATCCTTTTTAGTCAAACCCTCAACCGATTCTTTGAATCTTCTGGAGTTCAGCCCGTGGCTCTTGGCAGATTCCCGCCACTCATCGTAGTTCGCTGACACGGCCATACCGTCCAAGCCATCAGCCTGCTTCTTGACCTCAATGGCGACAAGGCAGTTAAGTGCAATCAACTGGTTACCTGGCAAGATGGTCCGCTTTTGCACACTGCTGACCAGCCCAGAGATGTCCACGCTGGTGAGGTACGCACCCTTGACTGCATTGCCGTGCTTGTCGAGGATGGGCAGATCCACTTGGGTAATCTGGAAGTTCTTGGCCGCTGGCATCTCTGCGTCCTTCATCTTCTTGGACTCAAACTGGATGGTTTTGGTGCCCGAATCCAACTGGCACTTGTACTCCGCATCCAGTGCGCCTTTCAGGGCTGTGCTGCCCCTGCTTCTGTCCTTGTCCATCGCCCCACTGTGATGGACCACCAGCACGCAGCACTTGTAATCTTGGCGCAGATACGTGTCCAAGTGCTGAATAAAGCTGTTCATGTCTTGGGTTGAGTTCTCATCCCCGCCCATGTTCCGAGCCAAGGTATCGATCACGATCATGGACGGGATGTGCCCACACTCTGCCGACAAGGTTTTGATGGAGTCAGCCACTAGAGCAGCCTCTGTTGCGTCATACAGTTGCGCTGCCCTGTGGCTTTTGAACAACGGTGCCCCGTCCAATGTGGCCCCATTGCCCAACTCCCAACCCTTAAAGCGCCGAGCCAGTCCGTTGTGGCCTTCGCCGGCAATGTAGAACACTGCCCCTTGCTGCACTTGGTGACCGTGCCAATCCTTGCCGGTTGCCACGCAGCAGGCCAAGTCAATGCTCACAAATGACTTTCCCCCACCTGGATCACCGAACACCTGCGCCAGCGAATCTGCCTCAATGTAATCATCGACCACCCACTTGATCTCGCTGAGAGTCAAGGCATCTGCTCTCGTGAACTCAAACGCCAGCTTGTCACGCACAGGCCCAGCCACGCGCTCGATTTGTTCTTTCACGGCATCCAGTCCTTGCAGGCAGTGCAGGTCATTCCAGTCTGTTGGCTTGTTGTCCACCATGTCAGCATCCCCGAATGATGGATACACAATCTCGCCAAACACCATCGCTGCCGCTGCTCGGCCCTTGGTCACACCAGGGTTGCCCTCAGTGAACTGGTCATTGTCAGCGCCGATCACAATCTTGGAGCCGGGGAACATCTCTTTGGCTGCCTTGGCTACCTTGGACAGGTTGCCACAGTCAAACGCCACCATGACGGTGTACCCCGTAGCCTCATGAATACTGGCACAAGTGGCAAAGCCCTCACCCACGAACACAATCTTACGATTGCCGCGCAACTCAAAGAAACCACCCTCAATCTTGCCACCCTTGAGAAACCGTTTGTTGCCTTCTGCGTCAATGGTCTGGTACGACAAGATCTCACCAGACTGGTTGATCACTGGCACCACCAACCGGCCAGCACGGTCAATCTTGATGCCATGTGCGCTGATGTGTTTCCTCACTAGGTAGGGATGATCATCGCTGGCATCAGCATAGGTGCCGACCTCATCCTCTGCACGCTCTGCTGCCACTGCTTGGCTGGCAAGTCTCTCAGCATCCTTTTTGGCTTTTAGGTCTGCTACCCACTTGTCATGTTCAAACCTCTCGGTGAACGACATGGTGCGGCCAATGTCAGCCACCCACTTGGCCTCAAACGTAGGCTCTTTCCAGCAGCCGGCAATGCCCACTGGCACCTTGCCACTGGTGTGCAAGATGTACCACCCGTCAAGTGACCCCTTCTTGCTTGACACATGAGGCACCCTATGGATCTCGCCATCGGCAATCAGGTCTTTGATCAGCAGGCCACTAGCCTCACAGTGAGTCCTGAACGCAGCTTCAGGGTTGATCAGGTCTTGGCTTTCTGTTGCTGCCGCAAAGCCATTGGGGAAAATAGATGTAAGGCTGCTCATGCCCGAGCCTCCACCAGTTCTGGCCAGATGGACTGCCAACTGCCTTGGCACACCATCTTGCGCCCCAACCGGCCACCTGTCTCTTGTTCTACCCTCACAGCCTCAGAGGCCGACATCTCTCTGCGGCCAGTCAGGCACTGGTAGAGATACTGTTCATTGATGCCAACTTTTTCTGCCAGTTGTCGGCGCTCGTCTGGTGTGATTTGTGTGTTCATAGGTGGCTGAGTCTAGCAGACTGCTTGAACAACAACGCATTAGGGAAAGCACCTATGATTTATTTTCTAGCAGGGGGCTTGACAAGATCTAGCATTACGCTAGAATTCATCACATGGCAGGGAAATAGTTCACTGACCATCACGCCAAAAGGCCAAAGGAAACAAAATGAGCAAACCTAATATTTCCCGCATCAGCTCTGGTCTGTACTACATCACGGGCCACACTGCTGGTGGTTCATTGGTTCAGTACAGCATCCTTAAAACATCCAACGGTTGGACGCTCACAAATACATACGGCAACGGCCTTGAGTTCTACACCGCTTTTGACACTAAGCGTGCAGCAGTCAACGCATTGAGCCTTGCTTAAAACCAAATCACCCACGGGGCCACGGCCCCCTACCATTGAAAGCAAACCATGAACGAAGAAACCAAAAGCAAAGACAAGAGGGTCATCAAGTTGACTCCAGAGGAATACAACGAATTGGAACGCGCCATGCAATGGCCAGAGGACTTGCCTCAATGGGACAAGAACAACACGCCAACTAACTTTGGCGCTTTGTTTGGCAATTTAACAACCATCTGAGGCAAACCATGAAACACCACAAATACCACTACCACCCACAAGTCAAAGCAGCCAAGTTGCACGCACGCGCAGAGGCTGCGCTTGACTTGGTGCTGGCCCTCGCCATTGGCATTGGCTTGGCCGTTCTGCTTGTTGCTTGGTGGTCGTCATGAAAACCATTTGGATCAAACCAAAAACGCTGACACGTTGCCAAATTCTTGGCGTGTGTCAATCAAAGCAAGCGCCATCTTGTGCCATGCAATGCCGGAGGTCATCATGATGGACGACAGCACCATTATCCGTCTGGCCCACCAAGCCGCACACGACGAGTTGTCCATTGCTGTGTTCACCGTCAACGAGTTGCACCGCTTTGCTGAACTGGTGATTGAAGAGCACTGCAAGGCTCCCCAACAACCCCGAGGTGTCATGGTCATGCCCATGAGTTTTGAGGGTGACATCAATCTGATCTGCCACCTTGACTACGAGCCAGCCTTTGCGGGTTCACGTGACGAGCCTGGTTGCCCTGAAAGTATCACCCTCGACAGCGCCTACCACTACGGTCGGGATATCGCTCACTTGCTGTCAGAGGATATCGTTGAGGAAATTGAGCAAGCCGCATTAAAACAAATCGAGGAAGACCAAAATGATTTCTGAACTGACCGCACAACTGCGTCAAGCCAAGCTGGCCGAAGCCACCGCCAAGGCCGAGCGCCTGCGCCTTGAAGACCTGATTGAAAAGCAATTCACCAAGCCAGATGGCGGTGAAGGCACACACACCGACGAGGAGGTCAAGATCACCTGGAAGATCAACCGCACGGTTGACACGGCCAAGGTGCAAGCCGGCTGGGACACACTGAAACCCAACGCCCAGAGTGCTTTCCGCTGGAAGGCCGAGGTAGACCTGACGCACCTGCGTGCCTTAAAAGATTTGGATTCGGCAGCCTACGCACAAGCCGCTGAATACATCACTAGCAAACCTGCAAAACCCACCATTGAACTCAAGGACTGATATGTTTGATTTGAAATCCATCTCTAAGACGCGCCGAGTGCGCAGCCCCAAAATCGTGATCGTTGGTCAAGGCAAGATCGGCAAGACCACCTTTGCCGCTATGGCGCCAAACGCCATTGGCATTTTGACCGAGGACGGCGCTGACGCTGTGGATGCCAACGCATTCCCACTGGCGACCAGCTTGGCCGAGGTTTACACGGCCATTGATACGCTGATCAACCAAGACCATGAGTTCCAGACTCTGTTTATTGACTCGCTCGATTGGCTTGAGCCACTGGTGCAAGACCATGTGTGCAAGGCCAACAACTGGAAGAACATTGAGCAGCCAGGATTTGGCAAGGGCTACATTGCCGCAGCCGAAGAGTGGCGCAACCTGTTGTCTGGTCTTGAGGTGCTGCGCTCCAGCAAGGGCATGGGCATCATTTTGATTGCTCACGACAAGATCAAGAGAGTTGAAGACCCGTTGACAGAGGGCTATGACAGCCATGTTTTGAAGCTGCATGACCGTGCTGCTGGCTTGGTCCAAGAATGGGCTGACGTTGTTGGCTACGCAGGGTATCGCATCTTTACCAGTAAAACAGACGCTGGCTTTGGCAACAAAGAAACCAAGGCCACCACCACTGGTGAGCGCATCTTGCACGTTGAACCTCACCCGGCTCATTGCGGTGGCAACCGCTTTGGCCTTACCAATATGCCGCTTGACTGGGCGGCATTCCAAGACGCACTGACCACAGCGCAGTCTTGATCACTCAGTTCGTAACTTTAACTTTGAAAGAAAACAATGGCACATTTTAATTTTGACGCCTCGCAAGTGGCACCCCAGGCATCCAACGGCCCAATCCCTGCTGGCACTTATCTGGCACACATCACAGAGTCTGACGTTGCGCCCTTGCGCTCGGGCAACGGCACTGGCTTGAAGCTGACGTTTGAGATCATTGACGGCCAGTACAAGGGCCGCAAGGTGTGGGACAACTTGAACATCCAGCACAGCAACGAAGACACGCAGCGCATTGCCCAGTCGCAACTGTCTGCGCTGTGTCACGCCGTGAACGTGATCAAGCTGCAAGACACTGCTGCCCTGCATATGAAGCCGGTCAGCATCAAGGTGGTGGTGCGTGAGGCCAAGGGTGAGTATCAGGCCAGCAACAACATCAAAGGCTACGAAGCCGCTGGTGGTATTCGTCCGGCTGCACCAGCCTTTGTGGCGCAGGCCGAAGAAGCACAAGCCAAGCCGAGCGCACCAGCCTGGGCCAAGAAGTAAATCATGGCCGCACTTCCACAATCTGTTGTGGACCCTGTGGCCGATGCCATCTTTGCCAGTTACAAGGCAAAGTATGGCGCCGAGTCACAGCGCCCCTATCTTGGTGCCAGTGCGATTGGCAAGCCCTGCTTGCGCCAGCACTGGTACAGTTTTCGGTGGTCCAAGCCTGCCGAGTTTTCTGGCCGCTTGTATCGAGTTTTCCAGACGGGTCACCTGCAAGAGCCGCGCATCTACGCTGACCTGGCTGCGATTGGCTGCACCGTGTATGACATGGATCCATCGACCGGCAAGCAGTGGTCGTTCACAGAACCAACCAGTGGCAACCATTTCAAGGGCAATGCTGACGGCATTGTGACTGGCCTGCCGCAAGCGCCGAAGTCGCCGCATGTGCTGGAGATCAAGACGGCATCAGACAAGATGTTCAAGGAGATGCAAAAGTCTGGAGTCAAGAAGGCCAAGCCCGAGCACTACGCGCAGATGCAGATGTACATGAAGTGGAGCATTGACCTGTACGGTGAGAACGGCTGCACCCGCGCCATCTACATTGTGGTCAACAAGAACGATGAAGACATTTACACCGAGCGCCTTGAGTTTGACAAGGACGAAGCCAAAGCCATCATTGAAAAAGCCGTGGCGGTGATCACGGCCACCGAGCCGCCGGTGGGGATCAGCCAAGACCCGTCATGGTACGAGTGCAAGTTCTGCGATTACCACAGCATCTGCCACGGCACTGATGTGCCAGCGCCCACTTGCCGGTCATGCGCCCATGCCACGCCAGAGATGGATGGCAATGCACGCTGGTCTTGCATGGAGCACCGAGCCGATTTGCCTGTTGACATTCAGCGCACTGGCTGTGACTTGCACCGATACATTCCGATCTTGCTGTCCAAGAGCGCCACGCCAGTTGACCTAGTGCCTGGTGGTGTGGTGTATGAGATGGATGGCAAAAGGTTTGTCAACGGCACGCCAGCCAACCATGCAACGCACATCAGCAGTGCTGAGATCCACGCTTGCAATGACAAGACGGTTTTGGTTGATGAGTTTGCCTTGGATCTCAGACTTCAACACGGAGGACGATTTGTATGACACCCCCACCCATCCAAGACATCACCTTGCGTGACTATTTCGCCGCTGCTGCATTGACTGGTTTGCTTGCCAACGGTGATCGTTTGACCGCAGTTAAACAAGCCTTGAAGTTGGCCGATCAGATGATCAAGGAGCGTCAAAATGCAGCTTCGTGAATATCAAAACCGCACGATCAGTGACCTGTTTGATTGGTGGACCAAGCACCAGAGCCATGAAGAGATCCCCTTGCTGGTGCTGCCCACTGGCTCTGGCAAGTCGGTGATCTGCGCTGAGATCGTGCGCCAGATGTGGGACCAGTGGCCTGAGTACCGGCCACGCACGGTGGTGTTGGTGCCCAGCAAGGAGTTGGCCGAGCAGAACGCAGCCAAGTTGCAGGCATTGCTGCCTGACAACATCCATGTGGGCTTTGTCAGCGCCAGCCTGGGCAAGAAGCAGCACCACGCTGACGTGATTGTTGCCACCATTGGCAGCATCCACAAATCAGCACACCTGCTGGGTGACATCAAGGTGGTGATCATTGACGAGGCCCACCTTGTCAGCACCAAGGCGTCTGACGCTGGCATGTACCGCACGTTTCTGTCCAAGCTGGGCGAGATCTGCCAGTTCCGCACGGTGGGCATGACGGCTACACCGTTCAGAGGTAACCAGGTGTGGCTGACCGATGGCGATGAGCCGCTGTTTACTGGCATTGCGTCCAACGTCACCATGCGTGAGTTGCTGGACCAGAAGTTTCTGTCACCACTGGTGCCACCGCCAGTGCAGATGGTCACCAAGATTGACGCCAGCCAAGTGGGCATCTCCAATGGTGACTACAAGATTGGCGAACTGTCTGAGGTGGTGGACAGCTATCTGCTGCAAGTGGCGCAAGAAGCCGTTGTAATGGCCCAGCATCGACGCAAATGGATTGCCTTTACACCAAGTGTTGCCAACGCTGAAAGCCTGTCAGACAAGCTGAATGAGCGAGGCATTGTCAGCGCCGTGGTTTGTGGCGAGACACCGGCACAAGAGCGTGAAGACTTGATCCGTGACTTTAAGGCGCATCAGGTCCATTGCTTGGTGACTGTGCTGGCGCTGTCCACTGGCTTTGATGTGCCGGACGTTGACTGCATCATCTGGTGCCGGCCCACCAAGTCGCCAGTGCTGTATGTGCAGGGCATGGGCAGGGGCACACGTATTTCAGATGGCAAGGATGATTGCTTGGTGCTGGACTTTACTGACACCGTTGAGCGCCTTGGCCCCGTTGACATCATCAAGGGCAAAAGCCGTGGCAAGAGAACTGGTGACCAGTCTGCACCGTTTTGCATCTGCCCAGAGTGCGGTGAGCGCAACGCACCGGCAGCACTGGTGTGCGCTGCTTGTGGTGGCACGATCAAAGAGCCAGAGGTGGCAAAGCCGATAGATGCCAAGCTGTCTTACGCTGCCTTGTTGTCAGCGCAACAGCAGGCCGTTAACACTTGGCACGATGTCACCAGGGTTGAGTACAAGCTGCACCGCAAACCCGGCAAGCCCGACAGCGTGCGAGTGGATTACTACGATGGCCTGCTGCGCTGCGCCAGTGAGTGGGTGTGCTTAGATCATGGTGGCTTTGCAAGAAGCAAGGCGCTGAACTGGTGCGACCAACGCAATGGATGCCAAACCACCACCGAAGAATTGCTTGACACCGGCTACACACTGAAAACACCCACCCGCATTTCCACCCGCAAGAACGGAAAATTTACAGAGGTTAAAGAATATGAATTTAGTCGAACTGAACGCTATCAAAACGCATTTGAAGAAGCAACTGAAGGACATTGAGTCCATCCAAGTCACTTGCCTGCGCTGTGAGCATTTGCAATCTGGCAACGTATGCCAAAAGTTTGATGCCAGGCCACCGGCTGAGTGGTTGCACGGCACCGTGGACTGTGAGCACTGGGCATGGGATAACATCCCGTTCTAGCAATATGCTAGACTGTATGCGTGTCAACCAAACATAGGAGCAAACACATGAATGATTTACCCATCACGATGGAAGAAGACGAAGCATTTAATGCGTTGGACAAGCAAGTCGCTGGCAACCATTACAAGGATCTGCCGATCCAGCCAGTTGAGTACATACACGCCAATGCACTGGGTTACTTTGAGGGCAACGTGGTCAAGTACATCAGCCGCTGGCGCAAAAAGAACGGCATGGCTGATTTGGAGAAGGCCAAGCACTACATCGAGTTGTTGATCGAACTAGAGACACGCCACCAAGGAGCCAAATAATGATCCGTCAAACCATTGAGTGGGTGAAAAGCGCCTACGCCACACCGACCGCTGAATCGCTGGCGCTGCGTGAACTGGAGGACAGCAAGCGCAGGCTGCTGGAGGCCCAGACAGCGCGTGAATACGCCGACAGCATGTGCAAGTACCGCGAGGCGCAGATCAAGCGCCTGACGGCCTATTTGCACAAGGCCACTGAGGAGCAGGCATGAAAGACGAAGCACTACGCATGGCGCTGGAGGCGTTGGAAGCTGCAACACGATACGGCGCTGGGGGATTTGAGAATGCAAAAGACGCCCTGCGAGAAGCACAGGCTGCACAGCCAGCCGTGCCTGATGCGTTTGGAACGCGAGAGGGTGAGCATCCCCAATATGTGCAGGGCTGGAACGATTGCAGGGCAGAGATGCTGAAAGGAATGAAACCATGAACCAATGTAAACACCGCTGGATACTGACCCCAGTGCCAGACCGCAACCACTACCGTTACCAATGCGCCAAGTGCAACGAAACGGCATGGGCCATGCTGAAGGGGAAGACTGAATGAGCTACATCATTGCATCGCTGCCACCACTCAAGTGCTTTGTGCGCCGCGAGTTCTTGTACAACCACACCAAAGGCTTTGGCGAGTTGGAGCCTGCCATCTGGGTCAGCATCAAGGCGCTGCGCGGCCAAGTGTTCCGCATCGAGTCGCTGCTGCCCAACTACGGCGCTCTGTACGACAAGTTGCCCTTACACGCTTACGTGTGGCGTGAGGACTACGATGCCACTGAAGACGGTGACCTGCCCATTGACGCCCTGCAACTGTGGGATTGCATGGGCTACCGCTTCACTGTCTGCGAGAAGATTGGCCTGCGCAACCTCGGGGTCAAGTTCTTGGGCAAGGACAAGCAGTGGCACCACGGGCGCTACCTGTTCACTGTGGACTTCTGCGCTGACGGCCAGGATCTCGACACAGGGTTTACCGAGCAGGCTGAGGAGCACAAGAGCTTCAACTTCATCCAACTGGAGAACGGCCAGTTCGCCTGTCAGCCCAACAACCGGTGCCTCTGGTACGACCAGAGCCTGATCCCTGCGGAGGTGAAGTTCCCTGACTTCCATGCTGCCAAAACATTCTGGACCGTAGACGGCACACGCAAGTGGTCCGCGGGCGACGATTGGTTTTACGACATCCAAGAGCGCACATGACAGCCAAACTCTACCGTGCCCCGGTCGTCACGCTGGCGCTGACCGAGGCCCAAGTCGCAGCGATCACCGAGCCTGCGCTTGCGGGCCTACGCAAAGAGCATGAGCGCATCCTAAAGCGTGAGGCTAGGAAGCTGGACAAGGCGATCGCAGCGGCCAAAGAAGCCGCTGCTGACTACCAACGCACCCGTACCTTGGCACTTAAGGCGCAGGGCGAGATACGCGATCTGAAACACAAACTGAGGGAGTTCCAATGAATTGCTGCGATGAATACTGTGCAAACTACGGATGCAACCAAGGCCGCAACTGCCCGGTGCGTGTGGCTAAGTACAAGCCCGTGATGCGGGCCGCTGACCCGCTGCCCACGTCTGTCTGGCGTCAGCAGCTTCGATACTTGGCCGAGTGGATGCTGCTGGGCATTGTTGGCGTGGTGTGGCTGACGTTCTTGGCAACTTGCGTGTACTTTTACGCAAACTGACGCGCTCCAGCCTTGTCGATGATAAGCGCCTGCTTGCGGGGGCTGGTGTCCACGCTGTTGGGGATGCTGATGTGTGTCCAGCGGTCGAACTCTCGGATCACCTGATCGTAACTGATACCACTGGCGATGACCTTGCGCACCACTTCGTCTGGGGTCATACCGGGCACACGGATGTCAGCAGCGCATCCAATGCGGTGCTGGCTGGTGTCCTTGCTGCCCACGGCATCGTTGACCTTTTTGGACCGAAAGGCCGAATTGATCATGACCGGCTTGCCGCCCAGCACCACTTTGACCTGCTCCAGAAAGTCAGCCAGTCGCTTGAGGTTCTCAAGTTCTGCATCGTTGGGGCTGTTGTCCCAGCCGTTGCGCTCGGCTGACTCGGAAGCCGTCAACTCGTCAAGGGTGAAGTTGGGTGTCAGGTTCATTTTGCTGTTCTTGAGAGAATGTCAGTCTTGGCCTGGGAGCCAGCAGACGATCCGAAGTAGTAGGCAATGATGCCCGTCCACGCAGTACCCAAGCTGCCCAGCATCATCAAGATCGCCGGGTTGCCGCTGTCGATCTGGTTGAAGAACATCATGACCATGATGCCAAAGAAGCCAATGGTGACTGCGCCAGCCAAGATGGGTGGCATCAGGCTGCGAGTGGTGGCCTGCATGTCCCTGGCTGACTTGCGGTCCTCAACTTCCAGCTTCTCAAAGTTCAGGCCCAGTTCCTGCGCTTGTTTTTGCAATTCGATCTCTGCGATCTTGACCTGGGCAATCTGCTCGGCTGACAGTTTGTTGTTGGAGATCATGTCTCCCACTTTGTCAGGGTCAACCCCAATGGCCTTGGAGATGGCCGACACAGCCATGCCTGCCAGTGGGCCACCCATCGCCGTAGCGATGGTGGGTGCAATTTGTTTGAGCCAGTCCATGCTTACCCCTTTAGGTCAAAACTTAGGTTTGGATGGCGGGGATACTGAACCACTCGCTCGCCCTCTGGGCATTTGTATTTAATCGTCGCCAGCAAAGTGGCCCTGCCATCAGCGATCTTTTCTTTTTGCACCATCGTAAGCTGGTACGTGAAGGTGTCAATTTCTGGCCCTGCTGGGCCGCTAAACTTGCTGGCCGTGGTAGTCGCTGCATGGACCATGCCCGCAGCATCTCGAATGCTTGGGGTAAAACTTTCAACAGAGCAATCGTCGCGCTTTTTGATCCGCGCAACGGTGACGTTAATTGGCTCACCGGCCTGCGCCACGATCTTGAAGTTCTCAGGAGACCATTCGATGATGGCCCTGTCAAGCCAACCAAATTTGTCGGCCAGCGTGTAACTGCCGCCTAGCGCGGCAACGCTTGCGGCAACTGCTCCGATGGCCTTGGTAAGGTCAACCATCTCAGTGCCCTTTGATCCAGCTTAAGGTAAACCCTACTCCACTGGAAATGAATGACACAAAAGCCATTCCAGCCCAAAACCCACCACGGCCTTGGTTCGCAAGGGCCACCAGTTTCTCGACATGACTTTCCATCTTGTCGATCTTGGTGCTCATCTCATCGAAGCGGCGTTCGTAACCCTTGACGCGCTCCCACAAGACTCCGTACTTCACTGGGTCGATCTCGGCCATTTCTGCTGATTCCATCATGAAAGTTCCCGTATTTTAACTAATTTGTATTAAGGCGCAAGGTAGTTTTGTTTGGTAGTTTTTGGGGCCAGTTGGTTTGGCTGTTGCAGTGATTGTTCAAACTGCTTTTTTACTTGGCGTGTACGCGCAACTTCAGCGGCTGTTTGCACACCAGGTATGCGCACTGGCAATTTCTGCAAAGCCTCAAGGCCACGCAAGACAGCACCAGAAGTGTTGCTGTAATTGACAGCGCCAGGCTCTTTGACCACCACATCTTTGATGGCATCTCGTAGATCCATGATCTGATCACGGCCAGATTTGCCATACATGTAAACCAGCTTGTCTTCGTTGTCCAATTGATTGATCAACGTGTTCAGGTTTCTGAAAGACATCTGATCACCTTTGGTGAGCATCTCTTTCATCTGTTGAATGGTCTGGCCTTGCAATTCTTTGTAGGCTTGTTGGCCGGCTGGTCCACCTTTTTTCAGCAAAGTGGTGACCGTGCGCATTTCTTCCAAAGAGCCGTCCAACACAATATGCTTGAACACATCGTCAAGCGCCACCCTGCGGTCAGCGTAGCCAGATTTGGTGCTCAACAGCTTGTCCACTCTGGACACGTCTTCAAACTGCTTTGCCAATTGCTCTCTGGCTTTGCGTGCTGCTTGATACAACTCACCGCCGGCACCCTCACCCATCTGGGTAATGATGTTCTTCATAGGCTTGGCGTTTGCCGAATCTTTGACCGTGCCAATTTGTTGGTAGATGTCTTCAAGCGCACGCACAGAAATTGCGCCAGTGTTTTGTGGGTCATTCATTCTCAATGACTCAGCCACAGAATCCAAAATTGGATCTAGCTTTTGGCGCTGTGTTGGTGTCTTGGTGTTGATGTAATCCAGCAAACTTTGATACGGCACTTGTTGCAATGTCTCGCCAGCGTTGTCGGCTCGGGCATACAACTGCTTGTAAGCATCAAATTTCTTGGTGTACTCGTCGTTCAACGCCTTGTCTACGATTCGGCCCACAGCCCTCATCTGCGTTGGGTCGGCAACTTCTGCACCGACTTCGCTAGTCATGCGTTCAAAGTTGTTGATGATGTCTTGTTTTTGGCCGGTCTTAAATGTTCTGGCTTTTTCAGACAATTCAACTTTTACGTCTTCAGGAATGCCAGCAATGACGCCACGCTGAACTTCAGACTCAAACTGTTGCTTTTGTAAATTCTTTTCACGCTCACCAGCCGTGGCACGAATGCCCAAACGCTGCAAACGCTCTTGGCGCATCAGATCTTCTGCGGTAGTCGCAGCGCCCATGCCCTGCATTTGAGGCTGTTGTGGCGTTGGCAAGACTCTTGCCAAAGCGTTTTGCACTGGTGGTGCCATTTGCGCAACCATTGGCCGCAGGGCAGCGCCGGTCTGCTGTATGGCAGGAAAAGCCAGAGCGTTCAACGAAGTGCCAACACTACCAAGTGTTGGCGGCAGTGCCGCAGTCAACGGCTGCAAGAACTCGCCAACGGCACCCAACGCTTGCCTTGCGGTTTGTGTACGGGGTTGGTACTGAACAGCCTTCATGCCTGCTTCCATAGCCCTGCGGCCTTCTGGCGTGTTAATGCCTTGACCGCTGGCAGCAAGTGAGATGCCACCGGCAATTGGAGAGATTAAACCTCCGGCCAAAGTCGCACCCAGCGCCAGCGGTGTTTCTATGATGCCCGAGATTCGGTCACGCATAGACACCTCTGGTGGCTTAACGCCAGTCACAACATTTTCAGCGCCTGGGATTGCCGCAGCCGAACCCAAACCGATGGTCTTGTAAAAGTCCATCTTGGGGATCTGGCTGTAAAACTTTTGGTGCAGTGAGTCAGCCAATGTCAGGTCAGGAACATCGTTGTACTGAGGGTACTGTGTTCTAAATTCAGCAAGTGTTGCCATTTATTGGCCCCTAATTCCAAGTCCAAGTGGATCGTTGTTTGTTGCGCCAACTGCACTTGGAATGCCGGTTATAAACTTAGGCGAAATGTTTTTTGCACCTGGCCCTGCTTGAATTTTCATAGACTCAATAGCCAATCGCCTTGCTCTGGCTTTTTGTTTTACAACTTCAGGATTGTCATTAATTTGTGGAAAGTATTTTTCATCTTCTCTGGCAAATTCTGAATCTGAAATTACAGCGCCAGATTCTTTTCTCAACACAGCAGTAATGAAGTTTGATTTTGCTTGATTGACTTGTTGTTGCGCTGTGCTGGTGCCGCCCAAAGCACTTGGCAAGACTCGGCCCAAGGTTCCGCCAATAAATGGGGTCTGCTCAATCACCGCACCTTTCAAAACGCCTTTTTTGGCCAAGTCTTCCAAAATGGTTTCGGCTTCTAGCATCCTGATGCCAAACGCCGTAGCGTTGGCTTGCCCCTCGTTAAGTGCCGTGGATTTGCCACGCAGTTGTGTTGGACCAGCAGCAGAAGCAACCCCAGGTGCGGCAGCGACAGCGGGTTGATCCAGCACACTGGTCATGCCTGGGATGGCTTGCGTTGCTGGTGCTGGCATACGTGGCCCAGGCATACCCGCACCAGGTGCCGCTGGAGCAGCCGCAGGCGCAGCGCCACCAATTGAAACAGGGAAAGCCTGCAAGGTGCGCTTGTTCACACCAACAATTGAGCCATCTTCAGCTTCTTTAAGTTCAAAGCCAGGATTGGCCTGTTCAAACGCAAACTTTTCCTGCGCCAAACTGAGTTGACCTTGTGATGTACGAAGTTGACTGCGACCGATGTCAATGCGCTCTTGCTCACCCGGAGCCATCATCTTAGGGGTACGACTGACTTCGGTAATTTGACCTGTCAACGGTTGGAACGTGCGGTCAATCAACACATTGCCGGTGTCCTTAGTGGACAGTTGCGGCTTGTTCATCTCCATGAACTTTTCGGTGCCCAGCTTGGACTCGTTGATCAAACGGTTTAAGCCACCCGGGGTCTGCAACAATTGTTGAATGCGGGCCATTGACTGGTCCACCGTGATACCACGGGCTTCCAATGCTTTGCCGATTACGGGGTCAGCATGGTTGGCGCGGTGCCACTGCATGTATCTTTCGGCAGCATCGGGCGAGGCTGGGTCAAGCGTTTCAAGAAAACCACGCGACTGTTTTAGTTTATCGTCAAGCAACTTAGATTGAGCAGCCGCCAATGTCGTAGGCTGTGCTGCTACATCACCTTGTAACTTTTGCTGTGTCGTGCGGGCAGTCTGCAAATCAACTAAACCCTTTTCAATACCGGGCAACTTGGAGCCAAAGCCACCAGTCGAGAGTGACCCACGCAGCCTGTTGATGTCAATTTCACCGGTCTGTGGGTTGTACGCCTCGGCGTATGCGCGGTTCAGCGCATTGGTTGATTCTTGCTCACGCTGCACTTGCCGCATTTGCAACTGGGCCAGTTGGTTTTGCTGCTGTGCGCCTTGGATAGCTGCCACACGACCGTACTGAGCCAGTGGGTCTTGTAGTTCGATGCCTCTGACGGCCAATGAGATGTTGGGATTAGTTGCCATTTTCAGTCCTTACGGGGCGTAACCCATTGGGCCTTGACCCGAGTACCCAACAGTTGGTGTCGGAGGACGCAGTGCGTTTAAGTATTGCTGACCCTGATAGTAGTTCAGACCAGTGCTCAAGGCACCAGTCAACGCGTTGGCACCACCCACGTAACCCGAGGCTCGGGCTTGACCGGCAGCACCAAAAGCCTCACTTGCACCTTGACCGTAAGCACCCAACGCATTGCTTATTCCCGAAGCCATATTTTGACCCGCTGCTCCGACTTGCTGTGCCGAAGTTTGACCAACACCGGCCAACGACTGAAGTGGGTTTAAACGGGCGCTGCGTTCAGTTTGATAACGGTTAAAAGCGTTCTGGTACTCCTGCGATCCAAGGTCTTGACCAAATCGCTGGATGCCCTTAAGCGTAGAACCCGAGAGCAGGCCACCACGAGCAGCAGCGGATCGCTCCAGACCCTTCATCCCCTCGGACATCCTAAATGAATAACCGGGGTCTTGCTGAAACTGCGACATACCAAAAGGCGTGTAATCTGTCGCACCTTCTAGTTTGTTTAGTGCCCGCAATCCTACATCGCGAAACGGTTGCTGCAATTCAATTTGTCGATTAAATTGCTCACGTTGAAGTGCAATTTGTTGATCAGCAATTTGCTTTTGAATTTGCGCGGATTGGTCAGCAGCGCCAGCTTGCGCCTCGGCTGCTTTACCAGACGCTCGACCGCCAATTAATGCACTGCCGACAACGGCACCAGCTACCCAAAATGTCATAGTGACACCTCAATTTGTTTGTTCTTGACCGTGTTGCCCAAAGCATACATCGAATCGGGTTCTACCTCAACCAGATCGGCTTCGGCTTTCTCGACCGTTGTTGCCTCAATGGCGTGAAACGTCATGCAAAGCGCATCAGTAACTGCGTACACTGCCCGCTTTGTCCCGGGTTTGCTTTGAAACAAGTGAGGCCCGGTGACCTCTTGCACATTACCCTCACCGTCCGTGATCGCCACGGTGCCTGACACGATGAGGTACAAGTGTTCTTTCTTGTGGATTGCCCCAACTACCAGCACTCCGGCGTGACGAAACACTTCGCGGCAGTACATACCGCCGTGGAAATAGTGCTTTGTCTTGGGTTCGTATTGCGGCAGTTTTGACAACTCTTGCTGCAACGATTCTACCTTTTGCCGCATCATTTGAGGCGGCGCAACAGCGAACCCTTCACCGTAAGTCACTTGCATCAGGTCACCTCGCGGCCAGAAACCCGCATGTTGATGGCGGTGGCGGTTCCAGCGATTGTACTGATGAAGTCGCCGGGGTTCAAAACCTGCCCGACCAACTCGGGAAACGTGTAGACCTCGGACGGCTGAAGCGTCTTGGTCTTGGTGATCAGGTTGCTGTTGCCAGCGGAGCCTGCCAGGGTAACCAAGTTGACCGAGATCGTGGCAGCACTGGCGCTGTAATTGGTCGCCGTAAACTTGTCGATGATCGTGGTCACGCCGGTTGCGGTGTACTGGGTTGTCTGGCTGTTTGCAACATCTTTCGATGGCACAAGGTTTTTAACGGTGACTGTCATTGGATACCCCCAATATTGTTTGAAACTGTGAGAATGATAGACGGTATGCCGGGGACAGGTGCAGTCGCAGGCACGGAAAGAAGTTCAACACTCAGGCTGGTCGTTGAAAACATCATCTCAACGTAGTCGCCAGCGTTGAGGTCAAAAAAGTAGTTGAGTGACGAAAATATCTCAGCGTCATTGCCCTGAATCCTGATCTGGCTGGCGCTGTCGGGCACGTCTGTGCCGTTGAGTCGAAACCAGAAGTAGAACTCGGCCACGCCGCCTGTGGTCTTGTCCAACTGAAACGAGGTGTCAAAGTTGTAGATGCCCGGTGTGTCCACGTACACCCTTGATGTTGGGGTGCCAAGATACACACCTCGGCTCAAGTCCGTAGTGTTGAACGTAATCGCTTGGGCCGTGTTGATCGTGGTGGCCGTCTGAGTCGTGGTGTCGTAGAACGAGCCGTACCGCGATCGTTCAAACTCACGAGGGGCTGGGGTCATTTGAAGACCCTCGATCTGCTTTTGCAACTCGGCTGTCAGTTCAGTGCAAGGGCTTTCGATCTGCTTTTGCAACCCCTCGATTTGCTTTTGCAACTCGGCTGTCAGTTCGGTGCAAGGACACTCAATCTGCTTTTGCAACCCGTCGATCTGTTTCTGCAACTCGGCGATTTGGTCAAGTGCGCTTTCCTGACTTGGCTGTGTCTTGAGCGAATCAATACTGATGACGATCTCGCCAAAGTCTTCTTGGGTGGGCATGGGTGGCCCCACCTGCAAGTCGGTCAGCGATGCGGTATTCTGGCCGCTGCCGGTCAGCACAAACAGGCTCAAGAAAAAGCGATACCACTCACGCGAGATAAGGCCAGTCTTCGGGTCCAGCAAAGGAACCCGAGGAGGCGTGATGTTGGTCAGTTGTGCGGTTGCCATTACGCGACAGTCGGACTGAGGATAAGTTCAGCACCCATGATGGCAATCTTCACGGGGTCAGTGCCCGACAACTCGTACACCCGGTCACGCAGCTTGAGCGTCATGCCCAAGCGCCTCCAAAATGTACGGCGTCCATAAGCACCGATTGGACCCAAAGATGTCCAGTGCTCGTTAGACCATGTGTGTCCACCGTCATCGCTCCAGCGCAGCATGACTTGGGGGTCGTAACCAGGTGCAGCAGAATAACCAATGGTTGACAACATCATGGGCGGCACAAACGGCACGGGGTAGGCGGCTGCATCAACCAGCGGCTCAAAACCATCACCCGCCTCGGTGGTCAGCACTTCGCCCGTTTCGGCAGTAATTTCGTTTTGCACGTACTCGGCAATCAAAATGTCGCCGTTTTCAGCCGTTAATTCTTCCGCATCGTAGGCGGGGTACAAGTTCAAGCCAACACCTGCTTCACAGTTAAGCTGAAGGCTGTGCTGCGCAGTGCGTTTGAAGTTGTTCTGGCCCGTAGGCAGTGCCCGCCATGTGCGATACCACTTTTGAATCTGGCCGTTGTCCGAGTAATCCTCAAGATCAAAGGCGTAGATGTTGCCAGTCTGAAAGTCACCGACAACAATCTCGTTGTTAAACGCCATTTGGCAGTTGCTGCGGTGACGGGTAAATTGCCCATTCTCAAACCCAGCCCGTTCGTGCCATGCCTGCGTTGCCACGTCATACACCCATGTGGTGTTGGCCGATGGGAAGATCAGGACGTAGAAAGCGTGACCGTCTTGCTGGTACGTGTACCCAAAGGCGTCAGTGATGTCGTCGTACTGCTGGATTTGCCACTCGACAGCGTGTGTCGAGATGCGGGTGCCCGTGTAGCCGTTGGCCCGGTAGACGATGCCCTTGCCACGGGCGTCAGAACCCAGCCAGAACACGCCGTTGTCGAGTTTGGCAAGCGAGTAGGGGGAGATGCAGCCAATCTCGTTAAAAGCGCCTTGGATGCGCTGCAACGGAAAGTCTGCTGTCCCGGCGTTGTACCAAACCTCGACCGAGTTGGTGCCCAGCACCCACACTTCGCGGTGGTCAACGATCAAGGCGGTTATGTCGTCAGGCGCACCCTCGGCGCTTACAAAATCCAGCGGGTCCACGGACAGGCCGTCCAGCAGGCTGGTGATCCAAAGGCGCTGGCTGTTTGGCTCGTTGAACACAAAGTAGCCGTCCAGATAGCCCACGCTCACTGCGCCGGGAAAGTCAGGGTCGGTGATCTGCTGGAACACGTTGGTCGTGTTGTTGTAGATGTAGCTTGGCCCGTTGGCTGCAATGAACACTTGGGTTCCGTTGTCAGCGATGCTCACGGGGCCAGTGCCCGCCACGGTGCCCAGCAACGTGGGAACGTAACTGTTGGTGATTTTGAAGAACTGGTTGCCCGACACAACAAAGGCGGTGCTGCTGTCAGGCGCAAAATCCCACAGGCCACGGATTGGACCGTTGCCGATCGACGCCAGCAAGCGCAACCCTGGCGCACGGTTCAGAAACGCAGGCTCTAGTCCACCCTCGGGGATGACCTCGGGGAACAGGTTGACCATGCGGGCATCCGCAGCGTTGACACTGCGGGCCACGTAGGATGAACCGAGGATGGGCGTTTTCATTACGCTGCCACGCCCTTGATGACGGCAAAGTTAAACACGGGTGTCTCTGTTGTCGTGCCGCCAGTGGTTCGGAAGGTGACGTTAAAACTGCCTGCCGCAACAGCCGTGACCATCAAGTCGTACAGGTCTGTGCCTGACTTTTGGTTCAAGATAATCACATCAGTCGCTGCCACAGTGCTGTTGGTAACGGTGAAGGTTGCCGCTGTTGCCGAACCTGCTGCGCTGAACAGCGTAATTGCACCAGTGGTCTTGTCTAGCGTCACACCTGTGGTTCGGCTGGTGATCTGCGTAACTGCACCGCCAGCACCAGTGGCATAACCCACACCAGCCGTGCCAGAGGATGTGACCGCTGCGGTGACTGCAAGGCTTGTGCCTGTGGCTGCACCAATGACAGGAGTGACCATGACCATGCTGGTGCTGGTGCAGGCGCTGATATTGCCGCTGGTCACTGTACCCAGCACAGGCGTGACCATCGTGGGGCTGGTAAACAACAGCGTCTTGGTAAGCTGCTTGGTGAT